AAATTGATCGAGCCCTGCTCAATAGTCCACAGGTTAATACCCCGGTTAGCCCACTCGCCAATCAGGAAGTTCAGACTACGCCGTGCTGTACGAAAATCATAGCCCGTGCGCAACTCCAAGCCACAACGCTCAAACGCCTCTTCGAATATCTCATTGAGGTCTGGGTTAAAGCTAGTTGTAGATGTAGTGACTGCCATTACTTCCTCGCGGCTCGCATGTTATCCACTAAGTTTGGATAGGGTCTACCAGCGGCTTTCGCCATCGCCTTCGCTGCGGACTTCTTAGCGGGGCTTAGCTTCTTGGACTTACCTAAATCTTTGGGGCGCGGCTTATCCCACACTTCCCCACCCTTTTTATATTGAGTGAAGTCGGTGTTATCCCGACGGGCTTTCTTCTTCCCGCCGGGCATCTTGGAAGGGCTAATCGCACCCATACCGCGCGAGGCCATCATTAGCAGTACCCGCCTTTGTTCATACCCTTGGCACCAGCCATCTTGACCTGCATCGCCTTGGTTTTGCCCTTCTTAGCGACACCATCAGCAGCCTTGTGACCAGCAGCTAGACCGCCCGAAGCCATCTTCTTCATGCCAGCTTCTTTCATCTCATGCTTGATCATGGACTTAGGAGCGCCCTTCTTCTTCATGAAGCCGATCTCCTTCTTGACCATTGCTTTTGATTCTTTCATTTCACCGCCTCCTGATTTAGTGAACTCTTGTCCCACGGTTACAGGGACGCCGACTTTCTTTGCGAACTTCGGGTTATGCGCTACTGCTTGCATGAATCTTTCTTGCTTGGCAGATTTAGCTGGCATCAGCAAATCCTTCCCTTGGTCTTACCACGCTGGGCAATACCATCTGCGCGATTAGAAGCCGAAGACACCTTACCGCCTTTACGGAACGCTCTTCCACCCTCACCCTCCCAAGCTGCTTCTTCTGTACTAATACTACGCACAGGAGACTTCATGCTGCGCTCTTCTCTGCCTTTAGCTAGGGCACGTTCCTTGCGCTCCTGCTCAGACTTCTTCATCCCGCTAAGTGCTGCTGCCGCACCAAGGCCAACGCCCGCGCCAGCAAGCGCCGCTGCCGTGCCACGATTGGTTGGCTTTTTAGTTTCGCCCTCGTCCTTTTTACTAGCCAGACGCTTGGTCTCAGCTTCGGACTCATCCGGGCCTTTATCTTTTTCTTTCAGCTTGGTGTTGTACTTCTCACCATTCCACTCAAAGCTCTTCTTGCCCTCTTTGCGGGCTTCGGCAAAGGCTTCTTTAAAAGTAGAGCCCTTGTCGTCATAGTGTAGTTTCTCTTTCATTAGCAAATTCTCCCTTTGGTCTTGCCCCGCTGGGCAATGCCGTCCGCTGCACGGACGTAGCCACCCTTAGCTTTCTTTGTAGGGGTAGCAGGAGAGACTGGCTTAGCGCCTTTCACCGAACCCATATCCGGGTCAGGCGGTGGGTTGCCCTTATCTGCGGTATAAATTTCAGCCACACCTGTATCGCCCTTCGGACGACGATTATCTTGCTTAGCCATTAGCAAATCCTTCCTTTGGTCTTGCCACGTTGTGCGATACCATCAGCACGCTTAGATGCTGAACCTACTGAACCGCCGGACGCATATTTCTTAACTGCGCCACCGCGCCTCATACCAGACTCTTTCTTGCGACGCTCTTCAACTTCTCTTGCGGCATCAGTCATACGCTGTTGCGGGGTACGCACCACGCTTTTACCAGCCGAATCCATAGTGCCCTTGATACGCTCACCAAGAGTCTGTGTTCCTTTAGCTTCACCCGGCTTTACCATGCCAAGAGTTTCGCCAACAGATTGAGTACCTTTTGGGGCAAAATTTTTGGAACTAAATTTAAAGTTGCCTTGCGACCCAAGTTTTACTGGTGCTTCGCCTGAAGTGTCTTGCGCAGCGGGAGTTACATTCTTTGTCTTTTCAGCCTTCGACGTTAATTTTTTAGGCTTTGGCGTAGGGTAGTTATCACTACGCATTACTGCTTCATCAGCGCCTTCAGGAATAAGTTCAGGGCGGCCTTTCGACGCAGCCATAGCGCGTTTTTCTCCAGCGCTAATCGTCTTTGGCTCCGCTTTCGACTCTACAGCGGGAGCTTCTGCGTCTTTCTTACCGCTTCTAAACTCTTTGACTTTACGAGCGTAGTCGCTATCTTCGTCGTCTTTGCCTTTACCTTCTTTGTATTTGTCATACAAAGATTTAATAAGTAAAGCCCCGCCTATACCAGTCAAAATGTCGCCGCCACTAGCAAACTTCCTAGTCTTCTTTCTCATAACACTCTCCGCTGGGACTCAATTAGCTGGTCTATCTTGTTCTCCAGCCGGTTGAATCGCTGATCTATGTGATCTGTAATCCGATCTACTTCTGCCTTAGTCACGTTATCTCGTGCGATTTCCTCACGAGTCTTGTTCAAAAGAATCGTGATACGGGCTAGTTCAGAGAACTTCTCATGGGCGATGTATGCAAACAAACCCACAAATAGCGATAGTGCGCCATTCCAAACGAATGCTAAGTCCACGGTTAACACTTCCATGCTCTAAGTGATTTATTAATACGGCTATTCGGGTCATTTGCGGTCTTAGACGAAGTCAGCTTCTTCTTCATCCCTGACATCCGGGCACAGAATGACTTCTTCCTAGCCCCGCCTTCTGGCTGTGGGGCTTTCAGACCGGGCTTCCCCGGATTCGCTGCGTTATAAGAGGCACGTCCTTTGGCGTTCAAGCCGCCCTTCTCGGACTTACCTTCCTTGCGCTGCCATGCTGGAGTCTTTGCCATTAGGACACCTGATTCACAGTAACAATAACCGCAGGGGAAGCTGGACGCACGGGGGCGCTCAGGCTTTCTGGATACGTAACCAAAATCGAATTACCGGTAGCTGTTGACCAATACAGCTGAACATTTTGCCCCGCTGTTACAGTAACAAACAGATTAGCCGCAGTAATGATTGCGCCGGGGATGCTGCCATCCTTCTTAGGTACAGTTGCAATACTGCACGAATCAATGATGTCAACACCATTAAGCTGGAACCAGATAGCCGCGTTGTCTACCGAGGCTGAAGCGTTCAAAAACTGGGCGCTAAAAGCAATGTTGTATGTGCCACCAATTGCAAAAGTAAGCTGCGTTTCGCTAACAACGGATACCCCGTTGCTGTAATCCGTAGTATTAAGACGTACCGCCGTAGCCGTATTGGGGGCTGCAATTTGCGCTGAAGTAACCGCGCTTCCAATCGGATGAGTAGCCGCCGAAGTTCCAGCTACTGCGCGAGTTAAACCGGTTAAAGTGGTCAAGGTTTTACCCGTATAGGTGATAACCTCAGTACCAATTAAGACATTTCCGGAAGAAGCAAAATCGGCTGTGGACACCACAGACATCGAAGTCGTTTCATTATTCTGAAGCTGCGCTGACAGGGTTGTGCCCTTGTTGAAGTGAAACGCCCCGTACTGCGTATTGATGTCAGACGGGTCAAGTAACTCCCACGAAGGTGCGGCAGATGCAGAACCCGTTCCGGTTTGCGATAGAAACTTTTTAACCGCTGTAATGTTGCCTGCCAACTTAGCCAGCGTATTAGTAGCAGACGAATACAGCGTATCGCCTAGGGTATACGTAGAGATGCCTGTACCGCCTTGGGTAGCACTAGCAGTACTAGCGGTTGCTAATGTGCCTAACCCCAACGCTGTTCTCGATGTAGCTGGAGCTACTGCCAACCCTTGATTAATCAGGTTAGACGTAGTTGCCTGTACGTTTGCACCGCCTTGCACCAACGGGACAGCTTCCGACCCCGTTATGGTGGTCGCTGGCGTCATTGCTGAGATTTTGGTATCCGCCATTTAAGCCTCCAACTGGATTTTGTCGCTGTTTTCCTGCAACACGTATCCAGCGTTTTCCATCAATATAAAGTACTCGGTTGGATCAGTGTCGCCAAGAATAATAACTTCCCTACCGCCAACAGAATCGCCGTAGCCGTTGTTTGCGTTAGCGCCAACTTTTAGTGCCGTACCCGGATAGGTATTAGCAAAGTTAGCTACGTGATTAAACCCGACGCCGCTCGCCATTATTTACCCGGCATACCCGCCTGAATGATCGTCAACGCTACTGATCCGGCACCCGCAGTTTGGTTAATCCGTATGCCACGAACAGGAAACGCATAGTTTCCGTCAGCACTGGACGAACCGCTCAGGGTGGGATGATTGAACCAAGTAGGCGTGACACTCGCATTCAGTACATCATCAAACGTATGCTGAATAGTATAAGTAGCGGGGGCTGTAACGACCACCCCCATACCCACATTAAACGGCGACTGATAATGATCCATCACAGCAGTACTGGATGTGCTTATACCTGTTGTAGTCACCACAATAGGACGCATGACTGCCTCCTGAATTAGACGTTCTGCTGACCAACCAGCGGATCAACAACAAAGTAGGTGATGTAGCCACCAACGTCGCCACCGCCGCCGCTGTTGTCACGAGTGGTGACATACGACAGTTCAGTCAGAGCTGTACCGGTAACAACAGAGCCAATCGATGTGGTTGTAGCTGACGATACTGTTAGCGCATTAGCAATAGCCTCGGGAGTAGCTGTACCGCTGGTATAGCCAGTTGCACCAAGGTCAACTGAGCCGGTGCCGGGGTTAGTAATCGCCACAGACAACACAACTGCGCCAGCAGGAAGAATTAGATCGGGTGCACCAGCAACCGAAGAAACCTTGACGTTACCGGAGTTAGCTGCGTTGTCAATATAGAATTGAGCAGCCATCACGCCAGAACCACAGTACGCGGTGCGAGTCGTGTCACCGCCGCCCGAACGCCAAATGCTTTGGGTGGTAGAAAGAGCCATGTTTTTCCTCATGCGGTTAGGCACGTCAATCTGCATGAAGTCAGGCCGGGAGCCTGTTTGACGTACCGGATAAATCCCGGAATTACTGCCTTTATATACTACAAAAAGGGGGGCGTAAAGCCCCCCTTTTTATTACGCGCCTTGCGAGCCGTACATGCCCAGCGGGTCAGACCAGCCGAACGAGTAACGCTCACGAGCCTTGTAACGCACGTTGCCGGTGTCAAAATCACCGTCCATCGAGTTCGCCAGCGGCGTACGAACAAAGTGCTTCATGCCGTTTGGAACGTCAGTGGTCAGGAACCATGCGTTTGTGTCGGTCAAGAAGTGGTTGATCGTAAAGCCTTCTGGGATCGAACCGTTGTTCTTCAGTGCGTTGATGTCGTTATCGTTAGTGCCGACGCGGAGTTCGGTTTCTAACAGACGAGTAGCAACGAACTGGAGAGCTGGTGGGACAATCAGCTTACGTGGTTTAGCTGCAATCAGCAGGCTACGTTCGTCAGTCCACGCAGCGATTTGAATCACAGCGTTTTCCAACGAGGTTTCGTTCAAGTCAGCAGGAGTCGAAGGAATATTCGAGTTAGTGCCGCCAGAGACGAGTGGGTGGTTAGCCGAGAACAGTGCCTGACCATCGCCGCCCGGATATGAAGCCGAGAAGCCGTTGTTCAGGACGTTAGCCGCCTTAACCTGCTTGGTGTACGACATAGCACGAGCCAGCGCCTTGGTATAACGAGCCGACAGGCTGTCATACAGGTTATCTTCGATGGCCTCTTCGGTCAGCGAGAAACCCAGAGCGATGGTTTCGTGGTTGTATCGAGCAGTCCATGCTTCTTGCGCATTGTCATACGCAATTGCAGAACCTTCGTTTTTCACCGGAGCTGCTGAGAAGCCAGACAGCTTGGTTTCTTCTTCGAAGGAACGCTCGGAAGTCTCGGTTTCGTAGATTTCCTTGTGCTCTTCGCCGTAGCGAGCGTACTCCATGCCGAACAGTGCGTTCAAGCCGGGGAGCAGCTCTTTCAATAGTTGTGCGCGTGAAATAGCCATGATTTAGCTCCCTTATACGTTGGCTTGGCCGGTCGGGTTGAGATACGAATGCCCACCGGTAACTACAGTAGTAACAACAACTGGAGGGCCAGCATCGTAAGTGGACACCGTGTAAGGCGCATTCCACTTAACAATTACTTCGCTGTAGTTGCCGCTGGCGTTAGTTGTTTCAGGAACAACATCAACCACACGTAATGGCAACGAAGCAGCAGTATTCGAGCCAGAATCATAAACACCAATGTTCGAGTTACCCGAAACAGTGCTGTTAGTTGTAGGCTGCGAAATGGCCAAGTTGTCGCCAATGATTGCACTCGAAATTGGAGTGATCGTGGTCGAAGTTGCGCCGCCAGTCACAGCTACTTTAAATAGCTGATCAGGATCATCTGCTACGTAAGCCAGAATGTCCGAAGCAACGACACCGCCCGGATAGTAGTTGGAAAACAACTTCTGACCGGTAGATGGGTTAGTGTAACTACAGCCAAGGAACACGCCAACAACGCCCGTTACCGAGACAGTTGCAGTGCCTGTTTCTTTGACGATAGTAGCGCCAGAAATACGAACGATATCACCGTTGTAGATGGCGGTAGCATAGTTGCTTGCAATCGGGAGTTCACGAGTTTGGCCCGCGAACACCTGACCGCCGATCAGATTGATCGGCTTTAGCCCGTAGGGGGCATTTACAGTCGGATAAGCCATGTTTTACTCCAAAATTTAGTTAGCCTTTACCAAACGACGTTGAGGATTTACGCTCCGCAAAGAGCGGCATCCGCGCATCGTTCTCGCGCATGAAGCTGTTATCAATTGCAGTAGTCTGAGCTTGAGTCTGGTTCGCGTAATAATCATTACGCTGCTTTACAAACTCTTCAGGCGTCTTGCATAACAACAACCCACCGATCTCGACATTGTCCTTAAAGCGACTATTCGGATCGATTAGCAGTTTAAACTTCGGTTGTTCCGAGACTTTTACGGGCTCCCAACCCTCGCGTAACTTGCCTGACAAGTTGCGTGGATCAGAATTGCCTAGTGTCGAAACACGTACCCACCTGTACGCAAACCCGGCCTGTTTATCAGGTTCCGGTAGAGTTTCAGCAGGTGCCCACTGCTTAGGGCGTTCCTGTTGCGTACGGTTTTCTAATTCTCTAGTAAGACGGTTCTCGCTCATAATCAGCTCCCTTGTAATTTAAGGACTTCGCGGGCGTATTGCTCCGGAGTCAGTTTGAACTTCTTTGCCAACGCTGCTTGTGTAGTCGTTAGCCTGACTTGCTTCGGAGCCGTGCTCCGCTTAGCTGACGCTACAACGGTACTCGGCTTACTTGTCTGAGGCTTTTGTGGCTCAGCTTCTTTAGGAAAGGCTTCTGGAAACCGCCTACGTATCGTTTCGTCGATACGCTTGTAGTAATCGTCAGTACCAAGGTATTCCGCGCCGTACTCACGATACAACTTTTTATGCAGTCCCATCGCTGCGTCCGTCATCTCCTCGTCCTTATTGAACCAATTAGAGTTACGGCGCTGCCAATCTGCGAACTTTGGGTCGGCAGGCTTTTGTTCCTGCCGGATTTGCGGGAGTTGTACCTCAGTTTCAGGTTCTTGTAAAGTGGGTTTAAAGTTTCTTGTGCGATCCAACTTCAAAGACGCCTGCACTAGAGCTGCCTGTGCCTCAACTAACTTCTCAGCGTCACCTAAGTCGTACGCCTCCCGATAGTTCCTTTTCGCCACTTCAACGTCGGTTTCCGCCGCCGCTTTAACCGTGGCGATGTACTCCTGCTCACCAGAGGTCAAAGTTGCCTTAAGGCGCTGGTTCTCCTCAAGGATGCTTTGAGCTATCCGTAGAGCTTCTTCTTGCTCACGCAGGGCTTTCTCTTTCTCCCTACGTTCGTCATGCCAAGCCTTCTTATACTGTTTGAACCGGCTGACTACTTCCTCGGGGTACTCCCCGCCGTCCTCCGGCTTCTCCAGCGAAGTGACTACTTCGGGTGGAAGTGGCTCCTTACCACGGTCTTCTTCGGGGGTGTCGTCGTCAATCTCAACGACAAACTCCTCCTCCTCGTCTTCGACTTGTGCCTTAGTATCCTCGACTTCGTCGGGGAACTTGTACTCGTTTTGTTCCATAGGCATAGCTATCTCCTTATGCGCGTGAAATACCGCGTGGGTCTTGGACAACACCTTCCACCGAGTCATCATTAATTAGACGGAACTCCCGTCCATGAATCTTCAGTCTGGTGCCGCTGTTAGGACGCGCTAAGATGAAATCCCCCTCTTTACACCAAGGGCCGCTAGGGAACCGCTTATCATCTTTGTAACAGTCTGGTCCAAGTTTCACGACAAAGAAGACCGTGCTAAGGACTTCCTCAAAATGCTTGGTTTGGTCTGCCTTTATCAGACCGCTGTCGTACTTATCTTCAATCTCCGGGATAGCGACAAGGATGTGGTACCCCGCCGGGTCCGGAAGTTGTGTTGCTCTTTCTTCTGCGGTCTGTGGCAGGGTCGACACTTCACCGCTTTCTGTAGCGATGGCTAGTTCAGTCATCTGAATACTCCATGTGTTTTGCGAGGTCTAATACGTAAGACTCAACTGCGGTGAGACCTCGAATTTCACCGCAGATAAACCGGTACTCTTCATAGCTCTTGGCTGAGCTATTGCCCAGACCGTCGGAAAGTTGTGTCCGACGGCCTCTGATCTCTTTCAATATCGCTTCAAGCGCGTTCATTTACTCTTCCCTTTCTGTGGGGGGCGATTCGGCTGCTGTTGGCGTTGTCTTTGCATTTCCATGCCTGCTCTAAAGCCTTCAGACTCTTGTTGTCTGTTGCTGCGCATCCGGTCAGTCTCAACCTTGACAGCCATGTTCGCCCCCGCGATCTCCTTCTGAGCATTGATCCGCTCAAGCTCGATCTGCAACTGCTTCTCACGCGCGGCTGCGTCCGCCTGATCTTTAGCGATCTTGCGCTGAACTTCTGCCTGCTTGATCTGCAACTCTTGCATCTGCATCTGGATGATCGGGTCTTGCATCTGCTGCTGAGCCTGCTGCTGTTGAGCTTCCTGCATGTGCTGCTGTAGTAACTGCTGGGTAGCTTGGGCTGCTGCTTGGGAAATCTGGACTTCCATCTGTTTCGGAATCTCGATGTCCTCGTCCTCCTCGTAGTTCGGCAGCTGTATACCCATCGTTGCTTCCATCTGCTTGCGATACTCGTAGCCGACGTGCTCATTAATATGCGCCATCATCGCTGCTTGCAGCATCTGTGCTTGTGGGTTCTGACCAACTATCTGCTGTATCTTCGGGTCTTGCATAGCCCCCATGTGAACAGCGATATGCGCTTGATGATCCTGATACAGGAACGCTTTGACAGGTTTACCCATCAAAATATTCTGGTTCTCTGTAATCGGGTCACGCGGACGCGTGTCGTCTTCTGTTGGTACTAGCTTGGTGTAGTTCTTAATGCCCAAGACATCCAGCATCTGTCTGTGGAGTAGTGGCATGTCATACAGTTGTGGTGCTGTTTGTGCCAGCTGTAGTACCGCTTGATACTGCACAACTTTCTGACTCATCGTTGCAGCGTTCGGATCACTGACCGGAATCACATCCACTTGGTCGTAATCACTCTGCTTAGCCCGACGGTCGCCATCTACAGGGTCATAGTCGTAGTCCGGTGGCGTGAAGTCCCTGATGATCTCTTTTAGAAGCCGGAACTCTTCGTGCATCGAGTAGTGAATACGCGCCTGCACCGCCGACATGATCTTCAGGGTTCTTTCTAGAATCGCTAGTGTCGTGCCTACAGGTGCCTGCGCACTCATATCACTTACTTGCAACTCAGCTGCATTAGCAAACCGGCGACCTTCTTCGATGATTTGATTCATCAATCCAGCCAAAACTTGCGATGGTTCCTTGTATGGCAGCGGCAAAATGTTGTCGCGTATCGCACCACTCGGTACATCTACGTCTCTAAACTCGCCCGGAGAGATCGGTGTATCGTCACCTTTGACACGCATACCGCGTGTCTTTAGTCCGCCCGGCAGGTTAGACAGGGTGCCTGCATCAACAAGCTGACGGAGAATAGACGTACCGCTCTTCGCATACGCCCCGATCAAGTGAATGAAACCAAAGCAATAGAAGCCAAAGCCGGGGATGTAGCCGTAGTGCACGAAGTGCGTACGCTTGTTTCTTAGCTTGTCTGTCGGTCTCCAGTTGCGACGAATAGACAAAACTTTCTGCGATGACTTATCTATAGTTACAATATACGGCAGCTTGATACCGTCTTCATCTTCATAGCCGGGCAGGTCTAGGTCAACCTGCATCTCAAGCAGTCGATAACGGCTGTCGGTAGTAATCCGAAAGCCCATCTTCTCAGCGATCTTCTTCTCGATCTCTTCAAAAGTATCGACCGGCTCACCAAGATCAACGTCACGATAGAAGCCATCAACTTGCAGCTTTCTGATCTCGTTCTCGGTCTTACGCATCACGTGCGTTACACGCTCTGCTGTTCGCAAACTAGACGTGCCGTATGGCACCACAACATCTTCAGCAGGTACATAGATCGATGTCTGCCGTCCTAGTGACGGGTCGTAGTACACCTTCTTAAACGCGTTACCTGACAGACCCAAGCCCCACAACATACGCTCATGCTCAGGACGATATTCAGGCATCTCTTCGGTCAGACGATAGTTCATATCGTCTCTTACTCGCTCGGACGCCTCTTTTTTCTCAGGAGTCTCCTTACCGATGATTTTCGTTTTAACCGGCCCAGCAGCCGGGAAAGTCTCCATAATCGTTTCAGATTGGAATTTGACGAGCGCTTCTGAGAGAAGAGGGTGTGTAACTCCGCAAGCACCTGCCCAAGGTTCTGTCCGTTCTTCAAGCTTCATCCCCAACAAATCAAGCCCATCGACGTACGTCTGTATCCAGTCTTTGCGACTAGCTACATCCTCTTCATATTCTTCAATCAAATCATTAGCAAGCGAAGACAGTATGGACTCCGGCATGTCTTCTGCCAAGTTCATCTCAAACTCATCTTCTGGTGCCTCTTCTGGATCAATATCAATCTCAAGATCACCAGCGCGAATCTTTACCTCTTCTGGGTCTTCGATCTCAATTTCCATGTCAGGTTCCATTACTGCCTGCTCCAAGCCCTGCGGGGCTGCGTACAAGCCTTTCTCGATACTCATGATCTATCCTTAATAGTAAGCGCGGTTGCGCTTCGACTTAAACAGCTGAATTTCTTCAGGTTCGTCGTTATGCAGTCTAATAAACCCACCTTGCCGGAAACGTAGTAGAGCCAGCGTAGTCGAGTCAACCAAGTCGTCGTTAATGCCTGATGGGAAGTCGTTGCATTCTTCGATCACCTCCATCGCCCATCGCCTCTGGGGTGCCCACACAATGCCGCCATGAAACAGTGAAGAGACAGCGTTTACGCGAGAAATCTTGTCTTGTCCTTTGCCCGGTGTGAACTCTTGTACTGGCACACCCATACGCCGCATCTCTTGGTACAACACGGAGCCAGAAGACTTCTTTTCTACAATGAACGAGTCTGGCTCCCATTCACGATACTCTTCCAACACCAACTCTTTTAAGTCTGGGTACTCCATACGCTTCTTAATTGAGTTCAAAAGAATGATGTTGTAGTTGTTTACTTCCTCGTTGTAGAACACACCCCACGTTGTTAGGGCGTTAAAGTCAGAGCGATTGTTTGCTTCTTGTGCAGCATCCAAGCTCATAATGATGAATTCGCACTGTGGTGGGTCGTCTTTTTCCCACATCTGCCACCACTCGCGTTTTATTAGCGCTCCCTCTTCTGACGTCGGCTGCTGCATGTACTGTGCATTCCAGTATCGAATATCCAGTGATGCCTTTTTCGCCAGCAGCTCCTCAACCGGCCAGAATTCGGGCCAGAGAGCGTTGTCGTTCTCGTCGATTGCCGGGAACTCCACCACTTCCCAGCGATCCACATCCTCGCTGCGCTCCATTTGCGTGATAATTTGCCCAGTAAGATCAAGTTTGCTCCATCTGGTCATCACTACGATAATCGCACCACCCGGCATAAGACGCTGAATTGGTCCTGACTGGAACCACTCCCACGCGGGTAGAAACACCTCGGGTCTTCCCAGTTTTGCTTCTTGTTCAGAATGGGGGTCGTCAATAATAAATAGGTCAGCACCCCGCCCAGCAAGAGCGCCGCCCACCCCAATGGCGAAATACTCTCCGTTGAAGTTGGTACCCCATCTTGACGCACTCTTTGAGTCCGCCTGTAGCTCAATCTGCGGAAAAACGTCACGGTATGCCTCCGATCCAACGAGATTTCGTACCCTACGACCAAACTGAACCGCCAAATCAGCGGTATGCGAGGCCATAATGACCTTCTTTTGGGGATATTTGCCCAAAAACCACGCCGGAGCGAGGTAGGAGATGAGTTCTGACTTGCCGTGACGGGGGGCGATGTTCACAATCACCCGTTTTTTCTGTCCAGCGGCAATATCTTCGAAGATTTTCGCTAATCTATAGTGGTGTGGACCAACTTTGTAGCCCGGATACACGTGTTTTACGAAGTCAAGGAAGCTTTCCTTGCTAATCTCGCGGGTTACTTCCTCTTTGTACTTCTTTAATAGCTCGGCAGTACGCCGTTTCTGCTTCTCCGGCATCGTCGGGAGCTTCGCCCGCAGCTTATTTATGTCACTCGGTGACAGTTTTAGGGTATCAAGCGCCAAGTCCCGCCCCCGTTTCGCGTACTTCGACGTCGATGACCTGATCTTCAAGCATGTTTAGGGTCTCAATTAGCTCTCTTTCGACTTCTTCGAGACTTTGAACCTTATGAGTCACCTCAGAACGCTTCTTAAATGCGTCCACACCATCGACTTCGCCAAGGCTCTTTAGGGCAGCGATCCGCGCCTTGGGGTCTTTAGCGTTTTCGATCTCTGCTACCAGCTTATTAACTACATATAGTTTCAGATCAGATAGCTCTTCAACGATCATGCAGTTGCTTTGAGCCACCATCCCTGCGAGATACGCCATTACTTCATTAGGGTACTTAGCAAACTGGGGGCGGTGTGACGGGTTATGCACCATCTGATGTGCGATTTCCCTCGCCTGATCAATGTGTTCGGCGGTCGGTTCAATAGGCTTGTTGTTTAGGTCAGCGACTAACTTAATAGTACGCGCCCGCATCTCTATCTCTTCTTGCGGGGTGAGGTCGGGCATCGCCTCAAGTGCTGAGGCTGGGAGAGGAATATCTTCCTCGATGTTCGGGATAAGGGTATTCATATTGGCTTTCTGTGGCCTAACAGAACTCTGCGGAATATAGCAGGTGTTGGGATAATGTAAAGGGTTGTTAAAATAACAACTGAGTTTTAGAAAATTTTTGTGAAATATTTTTTGTTTAGGCGAAGGAAAACATAGGGGGTGGGACAAGCCTCGTTCTTAATAAAATGGGCGGAGGAAAGTATAAGATTTGGGAAAACTTTGTGTCGTTTATTAGTTTCCTAGTGTATACAGCGGCGATGGAACCATCGCGCATATCTGGGGGGTGGGGTATGGGTGGGGTCGCGCGGAATTAACTTGACATATACCACCCATCATGTAGAATTCAATTACCGGATGAAATTAGTGCCGGTTCATTTGATAGAAAGGGAAGACACAATGTCTACCATCCAAACTCCAGTCGATATCATCGACGCAGCATTAGAGTCTATGGCAGCTGACATTCGCTACGCGAAAGAGCGTCGTGCAGTACTGAAGAGCGGCAAGTGCCGTACATTGGTGACTAGATTGATTCAGCCACTGA